AAATGAAAGTATTAGTGACAGGTTTTGAGCCCTTTGGAGGGGAAAAGGTCAATCCAGCTTTGGAGGCCATTAAAGGTTTGCCATCTGAAATCCATGGCGCTGAGGTCAGCTGGCTAGAAGTACCAACAGTCTTTCACAAATCGGCCCAAGTATTGGAAGAAGAGATGAGTCGTTATCAACCTGACTTTGTCCTTTGTATCGGCCAAGCTGGTGGAAGATCTAGCTTGACGCCTGAACGAGTGGCCATTAACCAAGACGATGCACGCATTCCTGATAATGATGGTAACCAACCGATTGACCTTCCTATTCGCCCGGATGGTGCTTCGGCCTACTTTAGTAATTTGCCGATTAAAGCGATGGTTCAAGCTATAAAAAAAGAGGGATTGCCGGCCTCTGTTTCCAATACGGCAGGGACTTTTGTCTGCAATCATTTGATGTATCAGGCCCTCTATTTGGTAGAAAAGAAATTTCCACATGTTAAGGCAGGTTTTATGCATATTCCTTATATGATGGAACAGGTGGTGAATCGACCGACTACCCCAGCTATGAGTTTAGTGGATATTAGGCGAGGGATAGAAGCGGCAATCGGCGCCATTATCGAACATGGAGATCAGGACCTCAAGTTGGTAGGCGGAGAAACTCATTGATAGAAAAAAGCTTGAGGGAACAACCTTCAAGCTTTTGGACGTTTTCGAGCCAGTACTGCTCGGTAGAAAATTATTTTATTGATTTGAATGTAGGGTAGGAGTGAAAAACTAGCAATTCCAAAGGTAATCCAATTGAGGAAATACCAAGGAAGGAGTTGTAGGTCTAGAATAAAGCGCTGAATTTTGTAACCTTTCATTAAGAAACGGCTGGTTTTAAGGATTTGTCCTGGTTTGGCTTGTCCTAAGTCTAGGGTGTCACAGAGGAGAAATTCTACCTGCGAATAGGCATAGTATTGTGGAATATAGAGACTATTTCCGACAATCATCAAGAGGATACTTGCTAGAAAATAGAGACCAAAGGTCATGAGGAAACGCTCCGTTTCAACTGACGAGAGATCCAGATTGGGAAATTCAGGATGGATTGCAACGAATTTCTTTGCTAGAAAGCTACTGTAAAAAAGGAGGTAAATCCCAAGCAAACTAGGAATGCTCCATAAGAAGAGATAGAAACGTTTGAGAAGTAGAGTCAAAAAGGTTTGTGAAAAGTGTACTTCGTTAAAGAGAGTAAGACTATTTTTGACGGATAGTTCTGTATCTGGATTCTTGATGAGTTTTAGGGTTGTATAGACTGAACTGGTTAGAAGAATAGCTCCGATAAAGGAGACTAATAGTGGAAAAAGGTAGGCTTGGAATACATGGCCAAACACGCTTACAAAGGGTTGTTCTAAAACACTCTCGTTGATGCGCTCTAAGGGATTGAGGAAGCCAGACAAGATGACCAGTATACTAGGTAAGAGATAGACGAGAAAGAGGCGGGGATTTTCAGATTGAAATTGTCTAGCCTGCAGACGAACGGTTTTTAAATCAATTTTTGGGTATTTCATTCTCTCATTATACCATAAATAGTACATAGCTTGCTAATCATTTGAAATCAGTGGGTTTCTAGCGTGTTAAGTAAAAGTGAATACGAAATTGAATACGACACTACTTTTAGCTGGAGCGGATGAAATCCATGAGCTGATTAACGACTTCAACACGTTGATTATCGTTGATGTGGGTATACATATCAAGGGTAGTTTGAACATTATTATGACCTAATCTGTCCGAAATAATTTTGGCTGTAATACCAGCTTCAAATAGGAGAGAAGCGTGCGTATGTCTAAACCCGTGAGGCGAAATTTTTTTAAGATTATTGTGTTTACGAAAGAATCTTAAAAGTTTCACTTTCATAGTTGCAGCTAAAAGCCATCCCCCGCCATTGTTCGTAAAAATATAATTCGAATCATGCTTATAAGGCACACCAGCCTGGAAATATTCTTTTATTTGCTGACGTTTCCAGAGTTTTAATACATTCAGCGTTTCATAGTCTAAAGTGATAATCCTCTTACTTCTTTTGGATTTGTTGTTCAGGAGCCAAACTGTGCCAGTTTGAACCGTCGAAGAGACAAAGCTCTACTTGATATTCTTCGCAGAGTTTAGCGAGTGTCATAGTTCTCCTTCGTTATTTATAAACATCTCTGCGGTGGGCGATTTCCACGGCTAGGGCGACTAGTTTATCGTCTTGGATATCACAGATGATACGGTAATTCTCTACTCTGTATCGCCAGTAACCTGCAAGGTTGGCTTTTAGTGCTTTTCCGTGTTGTCGTGGATTGGTCGTGTTTTCAATATTTTTAGCAAGCCAGGATAGGATTTGTTTTCTTGTTGGGGTATCTAGTTTTTTAAGTTGCTTGAGAGCCTTTTTATCAATATCTAGCCGATACATTAAGCAATATCCTCTCGAGTTAGTCCTAGTTCATCCAAGACCTCATCCATGGTATAAGTAACTGGGTCGGCTAAATACTCCATATAGGCTTGGTCGGCTGCTCGTGCGTCTTCGATATCTTCCATGAGTGCCATGAAGTCGTCAAAATCCATGGTCGTTGTATCGATACCGTGTTTGTTTAAGTAGTCCGTGATGTAGGAATTTTTTTCTGTGAAGTTGATAGTGATAGTCATTAGCGTTCTCCTTTGCTTTTAAAGTGGGCGGATAGGACGGATGTAATGAAGTCGATATCATCTTCATTTAGTGGTTTCCCGTCAAATAACATGGTGTTGGCTGCTGCTTTGCGTAAGTCTATGATTTGTCCGTTTACTTGAGCAAATTCATCACTCCCAGCGATAGCAGGGTTATCCGTTCGTCCGAGCAGGTAGTCGGTGGACACGTTGAAGTAGTCAGCGATTTCTTGCAATCTTTCAGCATTTGGTTTTTTACTCTTCATGCTATAGATTGTATTCCTGCTATATCCGAGTGTTTCTTCGAGAGAATTTATAGAAATTCCTCGTTTTTGGCAAAGTTCTTTAATTTTTTCAAACAAAGAAAACATTGATTTATCAGCCTTTCTAAGACATGACAAAAAATATTTAAACTTTTGTTTGTAAAATGGTTGACAAAATACAATCAATAGTTTAGAATAGTTTTTGTAAGTAAGTTACAACTAAAAAAACAACTAAGAAATAAATTATAAAAAATGTTTTAGCGAACGGTATTTATAGATTTATTAGTGTTTTTTGTTATGCTTTTATTCTAAACAATAGATTGTAAAAAGTCAAGAGATAACACAAAAAATAGTTAAAATTTTAGTTGTTTCTTGTTTACTTGCTCCTTGACAATTGAATAGAGCATGTGAGATAATAGGGGGGAAGTGAAAAGTAGTTCCAATGGAACACAAATCCCCTAGTACCGCAAATACCAGGGGATTTTTTTGTGGGCTGGACACTAACGTTTGTCCTTGTCCTGCTTGCTATCCAGCCAGTCGCTGATCAATTTAGTTGCTAAATTGACTAAGAGCGGGGCAAGGATAAGTGTGAAAAGTAATTCCAATGGGACTCACCTCCTTTCAGAGGCTATATCGTTAGTGCCGTCACTATTATATCACATGCTCTATCAGTTAGATAGGGCATTTTTATTTTTTGAAAAAGGAGGGAAGGGACATAAAAGTCAGTGGAATTACAACGATAGACTCAGAAATTTCTTTCGGGGAGTGCGATATTCAAGAAGTTCCTGAAGAAATAAAAAAGCTTTTCCCAAACCAGAATCTTATAAAAGTTTCTGAAAAAGGAAAAAGCTATATTTTAAACTCAGACTATATCGTATTACTTTTTACGAGTCTGTGAAAGCGCCGATCCAGCGATAGACTTTGTTCGAGCAGAAGAACGTCCGTCGCGAAGAGCCTTGCTTGCTTTGGTGGCGACTTTAGCAGAGGTCTGCTTGGTATTTTTTGCCATAAGCAATCCTCCTTTCTTAATTATTTGACTTGCGATTTTCATAAGGAGTTGGAAAGGTCTTATCAAATCGTTTTAGTCGAAATATATTATAACCCAAACATTTTTATTTGTCAATATATTGTATAAGAGAGGACGTAATGTGCTTGAAAAGCACAACATATGGTATTTTAGATGTGGGATGAAATTGAAAAACAATTAAAAATAAAAGGCTGGTCGATGTATCGTTTAGCTAAGGAATCGGGTGTCCATCCATCTAATTTTTCAAATCTCAAGGCTGGAAGGATGAAAGAGATGTCGTGGACGAATATGTGCAAAATCGCTGATGCACTGGAAGTCAGCTTGGACAAGTTAAGATAGAAAGGAAAAATTTATATGCCAGATATCACAAACGGTCGTGAAAGAGTTAATGCTTTCTTAAAAGATAAGGGTATCAAAAAAGCAACTCTAGCAGTTGCATACGGCTTTAAGCGACAGGAAGTAACAAATATTCTGAGTGGGACGACGAAGGGACCACGAGCCAACAGTTTCATTCTTCAGGTTATTGAAGATTACGGGATTGAGTAGGAGGATCAGAAAGATGAACGAAGTTATTAAAGTGACTGTGAATGACAATCAAGAACCGATTGTATCAGCAAGACAATTACACAAAACCCTTGAAGTTAAGACAAGATTTAGCCAATGGGTGGAACAAAACTTTAAAGGGTTTGAAGAAAATTACGATTTCGCAAGTGTAGTTACAACTACGGTTGTAAATAACGGAGCAATGAGAGAATTGCAAGACTATGCTTTATCATTGGACACTGCAAAACACTTAGCAATGATGTCGAAAACCGACAAAGGAAAAGCAGTCCGCCAGTATTTCATCCAAGTAGAAAAAGACTTCAACAGTCCTGAGAAGATTATGGCAAGAGCCTTGCTGATGGCGGATAAGAAGATTCATAAACTGGAGACTCAGATTGAAGCGGACAAACCCAAAGTCCTCTTTGCAGACGCAGTAAGTGCAAGCCACACATCTATCTTGGTCGGCGAACTTGCCAAACTCATTAGCCAAAACGGCTACAAAATCGGTGCCAATCGCCTCTTTTCTTGGATGCGTGAAAATGGCTACCTGATTAAACGTAAAGGCTCAGATTGGAACATGCCAACCCAACGTAGCATGGACTTGAAACTCTTTGAAATCAAGGAAACAAACGTACAACACGCAGATGGACATATCACTGTGAACAAGACACCAAAAGTCACTGGCAAAGGACAACAGTACTTTATCAACAAGTTCTTGAGCGAAGACGAAGTAGCGGGGTAGGGAGATGAATGAGTTCGAATTAAGAGGCGGTCAGATTTATCTTGACGGAAACCTTTTAAAAGGGGTAGAAAAATTCAAATTAAAAAGCACGGCTGGAAACAACAGTGCTGAGTTATTTGTAAAATTACTGGTTGAATTGCCCTGAAATTAGTTCCGTAATAATGGATAAAAAGACTCCAGCAAGTTACCAAGTCGCTGGAGGTGTGGATTTTTTATAGATCAACGTTGGTAAGACTGAAATCACTTCGGAGGTTCCACTTCCTACACATGCATCATTCACTGCGAATACTAATTCTCGGGAAGTTCTGGGGAAAGAGTTAAAGTTTCCATCCTACTCGTACATTTGCTATCACAAAAGCACGGCAGGTCGATAACTCATTCCCTTTTCTCCACACTAGTTACTTGTCAGTTGGAAAGACTGATGTTCATTAGTGAGAACGTTTTTCAAAGGTTGATCACATTTCTATACAAAAACTCGGACAAATAAAGCGTCCTCCCTTCGTAAAGATATATTCATTATGCAAAATCAAGTTGATTAACGCATCGGTCTTAAGACTGATTTTTGGAGGCAATATTGGAAGATAAAGTCATTGAACTAGCTGATTACTTAATCAGCGAGAATACAACTTACAGAGAAGCTAAAATAGCATGTGAGAAGCTATTGAAACAAGTCAGCCATGAGATAGAACTCAGGGCGCTGGAAAGCAAGACGAGGGTATGAAATGAGACCAAAGAAATATCCGTACAAAACAATAAGACCCCTTCCGTCAACGAAAAGGGTCAAGGATGTAATCGAACTTTTGCAATTTATCAAGCAGGATCATCCGAATCCTAGTGAATACATGAAGCCAAGAGTGAAGGCATTGGCTGAACTCACTAGCGAGGATGTTAGAGATTACGATTTGAAATTTGCTCCATTAGAGCTTGTATCTCAACTTCGTGATTTGCAATCATCTTTCTAAGATATTGATTAACGATACTCACTTTTTCATCGTCTGTCAAACCTGAATTGCGAATGGTGTCGTTAATTTTATCAATTAGAACAGCTCTATTACGACTGTAAAATACATCATTAGTCATAACATTACCTCCTTTCTGACTACATTATAGCAGAAAAGGAGATTAGAAATAGAAAGGAGACCTAATGATTGAAAATAAACGAAGTAAAGAACAACGCTTTCTATCAGTTTCCACAATGGTTGCTAGATAAAAAATACAAAGGTCTGAGCTTGAGGGGCAAAGTCATGTATATGCTAGTCTTTGACAGACGCACATTGTCGGTCCAGAATAAGTGGTACGACAGAAACGGAGATGTCTTCGTTTACTTCACCATTGAAGAATTCATGGATAAGCTCTCCTGCAGCCGTCAATCAGTAATAAACGCAAAGAAAGAACTGAGTGATTATGGCTTAATCAGAGAGGACCAGCAAGGAGTAAATAAGCCCAATCGTATATATATCAGCGGAAGTCTAGAAAATAGACTTCAAGAAGTCCAAAAATTAGACGCAGGAAGTCTAGAAAATAGACTTCAAGAAGTCCAAAAATTAGACGGAATCAAGACTGATAATATCAATACTAATTTATCAAAACTGAGTGAACCAAAGGGTGATGGTGGTAACTCTCTATATAGTATAGAGGACGCACCAGCAGAAAACGACCTTGGTATTGTTCATGATTGGATTTTTTCAGAGTTTGGAAGATACCCAACACCGTTTGAGATTGAGGACTTGAAATATTTCTTGCAAGACCATAGTAAAGAGGTTATCAAGTTAGCCATCAAGGAATGTGTGGGCAATGGTAAGCCTTATTTCAAGTATCTCAGTAGCATTTTGAGAGATTGGAAGCAGAAGGGCCTAGTGACTGCTGAGTTAGTAGAGAACAGACAGAAACCGAAGCGGTCAAGTGCTTATCAAGGGAATGCCTTGAAATTATCAGATGACGGTTATAATCCACGACTTGGATTCTAGGAGGGTGCTATGCGAGCAGTATCAAGAGATGAATTGCAGGGTAGATTTTTACAGATTGAAACCTTGAATACTCAATGCCCTAAGCATGAGGGAGTCTATATATGGCGCTCAGTCAACCCTTGCACGCAGAATGTGCTGACTTATTGCCCTGAATGTGAACAGGAGAAAATCAACAGTCAAGCAGGCGAACAACTTGCTCAAGCTGAGGCTCAAATCAGAAATACAAGATCTTACTCTTTATTTTCTAAGGAGAGCATCATTCCACCTGATTTACAAAATGCCACTATCGGCAACTTTGAGATTCACACAGACCAAGATGCTGAAGCAGTTAATTTCGCTAAGCGTGTGACGGTTGACTATGTGAAGGAGCGATATGAGGGGAATACGATTATCAGCGGTCCGCCTGGAGTTGGTAAGAGCCATCTAGCGGTTGGAATTGCCAAGACGCTGAACGAGAGTTTCCAGAAGTTCCAGTTGAAGCGCTCAGTGGTCTATATTCCATCCATGGAACTATTCTCACGGATGAAAGACGCTTTTAGATACAAGGATTCCAAGTGGGAAGAAAGACGGACTATCCAGTTCTTGCAGAAAGTGGACTACTTGATTTTGGACGACCTTGGCAAAGAGTCAAGCGTAGGCGATGAAATCAAGCAGGGAAACAACTGGATGCAAAAAGTCCTGTATCAGATACTTGAAAACAGGACGAATACGATTATAACTACGAACTATGGAGGCAATCACTTGGAGCAACTTTACGAGAAAAGCCTCGTAGATAGAATAACGAAAGGAAACATGAAGACTAATGCGTTCAAATTTAGCAATGACACAGAGTCTAGACGCACCTTGTCAGCAAGTGACTACTGAAGAACGTCAGAAAATTATTGAACAGTTTGAAGAAAAACATTATGGACTATCTAGCTTGCTGAAGGAGCGGTTGCTGATTACGACAGACGAACGGTTCACAAATAAGATGAACGAGCTAATGTACTATGCAACAAATGGAAGCGTCTATAGAACCTAAAAATAAAAGCACCTGACGGCAATCAGGCGCATACTTAAATATTCAACATGATTATAACACGAAAGGAGCAAAAATGGAAGACCTTATTCAAGCGATTGCAAGCCAGATTAAGTTTACTGTTTTACAATCAGCAGATATTGAAGAGGCGTTCCCTCTGGAACTCAAGAGAAAAGATGTGGCTAAAATGCTTGGGGTTTCTGTAGATACGTTCGATGACCGTTTTCGCTACCAGAAAGGATTTCCAAATATAAATGATAAGCGTTGGCCACGGGATGCAGTCCGAGAATGGTACAACGCAAACTGGATGAATCTAACGAAGTGAGGGGAAAATGAACCTATTAACAACAATCAAAAACTGTTTTTTCAAAGAAATCAACACCGACTGGAAAGTCGTTGCGTTAGATTTACATCAAGCGTTAATTGAAAAAGAGGAAAAAATTAAAGATTAAGAGGAGATAAAAATGTTTGAACCACCGATTTTAAATCAATTAATGGGAGTAGGAGGTTTGCTGATTGGATTTGTGGGAGCTTGTCGTCATATCAAATTGCAGGAACAACGCAAGGAAGAAGAAAGACGAGAAGAGCAAGAATTTGCGTCTATGATTATCCAAGGGTATAACCATGCTTACGAACGTGGTCGAGAGGCAGAACGCCAACAAATCCGCAAGAATATCCGCAGAGAGTTCAAGGGCTTCACATACGACAACGAACCGCCTGTAGGATTGCGCTCTGAGCCTTTAGCATTGCCAGAACCACGGAGAGTACGTTATGCAAAGTATTTGGGATAGAGCAAAGGAGAGGCTAATGTTTGATTACGACAGGGATATGATGCAGCCTCCTGAACCCAGAGAAGAACATGACCCAAGCCAGTACATCTATGTCGGATGTGGGCAGTATCGATATGTAGGTGATGAAATATGATTCAGGAACTACACGAAGAAATCGATAATTGGCGGGCTGAATATATTCATCTTGGCCGAGAACTCGGAGAAATTATCAACGAACAACAAAATATTATTTTAAAATTGCAAAACGCAAACAGACGTATAAAACGTGAAAATTGGAATTTGAAGAAAACGAAAGGAAGAAAGAAATGACGCAGATAACCAACAAAGGGAAGTCATTTGTAAGAGCAGAAATATCTGAGAAACAAAAAGAATATATCGGACTTCTTGCTAAGTTAAGAGGTGTAACAACACAAGAACTTCTAGGCCAAGTTGTAGAACGTTTTATTGACAGGAATTTGCAACTTATTCAAGAATACAATAATGAATTAGATGCCTTAAACAGCAAGTCTAGTCGCAGAATTAACATGAATACATAGGAGAAATGAAAATGACAAACGAACTAACACACAAACAATTTTTTAACTCACCAGCAGTAAAACAGAAATTCTCAGAAGTAGTAAACGGGAACGGTCAGCAATTTGTGGCCAGCTTACTTAGCATCGTAACAAATAACAACCTACTAGCTAAAGCTACCAATGAAAGCATCATGACCGCTGCAATGAAAGCTGCAGTCCTAAACCTGCCAATCGAGCCTAGCCTTGGTTATGCGTATATCGTACCTTACAAGAACCAGGCGCAGTTCCAAGTTGGATATAAAGGGTTGATCCAGCTTGCACAACGAAGCGGACAAGTCACACGTTTAAATGCTGGAGAGGTCTATGAAAGCCAGTATAAAGGGTTTAACCCACTTACTGAAGACCTTGAAGTGGACATGACTGCTATTCCAAAAGAAAACGAAAAAGTAGTAGGCTACTTTGCATTCATGCGTCTTGCAAATGGATTCGAAAAGACCGTCTTTTGGACCAAGGAACGAGTTCAGGCTCACGGTAAGAAGTACAGTCAGTCATTCTCTAGCAAGTATAGCCCATGGCAATCTGATTTTGATGCCATGGCTCGTAAAACAGTATTGAAGCATATGCTTTCAACCTATGCCCCGCTTTCTACCGAATTGCAGGATGCGATTGTGGCAGACAACGCAGATAGTACAATTTCAAACAAGAACGAAATCAAAGACGTCACTCAAGAACCAGTTGCTGAAACATTGGACGGCATTCTTGGAGCTTCTGAAGAAGTGACTGAAAAACCAAAAAAAGAGGTTATCAACCAGGAGTTGACGACCACAGATACAAGCTACCCAGCAGATGAAGTTCCAGATTTTGATCAAGAAACGGGCGAAGTAATTGATAAGGAGCCAGAAAATGGTCAAATGGACATGCTAGAAGGGGAGGATTTCTAGAATGACTGAAGAATTGAAAGATGTAACAGATAGCCTAGAACTCGTTCCAGTGACAGATTTAGAAGTTGGCTTCGTCCTAAAGGCCGCCGAAATCGAAATCCAAGGAAAGGAAGTTTTAGAACAGGCTTTGGCCGCCTATCAAAAGAAATACGCTGGCTATATCGTGACAGAAGAAACTTTGTCAGATGATACTAAGGTTAAAGATGAATTGGGACGAGTGCAACGTCAAATTGAACAAGAACTCAAAAACCAACTGAAAGACTACTCTAAACCTCTTGATGAAGCAAAGGCTTGGGTTGAAAGCATATTAGACCCTATCAAAACCTTGCAGACAGACATTAAAAATCAAATCAGGGAGTTTGAGGAGAGAGAAACAGAAGCCCGAAAGGAAACGGTCAGAGAAGCTTTTGAATCTGCAATCGCAGAAAGTGGTACAGAACTTGACATCAAATTATTTGCTATTTACTTTGACGATTTCAGTAAGAAGAAGTGTTTTATGGCCGATAACGTGCGAATCAATCAAGCTACTTCTAAGATGATTGTCGGATTGGTTGCAGAAGAAGCTGCTAAGAAACAACAACGTGAAGCTGGACTTATCCAGATTACAGAAGCGGCAGCTAAAGCTGGTCTCGGACCTACTGTCTACATTCGCAGTTATGACAAGGGAGCGAAACTTGTTGATGTTTTGCAAGCAATTCTTGATGACAAGGCATTAGCTGAACGAGCTAAAGCGGAAGACGAATTGAAAAAGCGTATAGATGAAATGACTGCTATCGCGGTGGCTAAAGGTTTGAACCCTGAAAAGTACGTTGATTTGCTAAGAGAGGGTCGCTCTGCTTTGGATACTATCGATATCCTACATGCAGACGCAGATGAGCTTAGACGGACTAAAGCAGAAGCGGAACAAGATACTCAGGGTCAATTCTACGCCCAAAATCAGCCTGAATTTGGGTCAGAAAGCAGTTCAGGGGGCAATCATACCCTAGAGCAAGAAACAGGCCGAAAATCGCAAAATATGGCTTCTGAGGATGGCGTTAAAAAATATGGTTACAAATTTACTGTAGATTTAATTTTTCCAGCAGAAAACGCAAAGGAAACAAAGGAGCAATTTAAAGAATGGCTCAATGCTCATGGCGTTCAATTTGAGCCACAAACAAAATCAGTAAAGGTGGAGATGAAATGACAATGGATTTACTTGGAAAAGATTACTACTCGGTAGATTCTGCACGTCGCTACTGGTCCATCTCGCAATACAAGCGATTTAGGGAGTGCGAAGCACGGGCATTGGCGGAGCTAGAGGGAGAATGGGAAGACCAAAGAGACAACACAGCCCTCTTGGTTGGTAACATGGTTCACAGCTATTTTGAAAGTCCAGAAGCACATAAGAAGTTTATGGATGAAAATGCAGATGTCATGATTTCGAAAACCGGGAAAACCAAAGGTCAGTTAAAATCTGACTTCTTAGTCGGCCAGCGAATGATCGAGCGACTGGAAGCTGACAAGCAATTTATGGAGTATTATGTCGGTCAGAAAGAGGTTGCTGTCACAGGCGAAATCGAAGGAGTGGAATTTAAAGGCAAGATTGACTGTCTCAATGTTGAAAAAGGGTATTTCGTGGATATTAAGACCACGAAATCTGACATTGATAGCATGGTTTGGGTTCAGGATGAAGCAAGCGGGCGAAATATTCAAGTCCGCTGGTTCGAAGCTTGGGGATATATCTTGCAGATGGCAGCGTATAAGAAAATGCTAGAAGAGAAGTATGGCAAAAAGTTCACCCCTATCATCTACGCAGTGACAAAAGAGACGACCCCCGATACCAGAGCGATTGTTTTCCAATCGCAGGAAAAACTCGAGTATGAGTTATCTGAGTTATCTATGCTTATTAAGCATCTTGACGATGTTAAAAAAGGTAAAGAATGGGCAACACCATGTGGTCATTGTGAATACTGCAAAACAAAAGCTTTGAGCCAGCGTGTGGAGGTGGTCTGATGAGTAAACAAGTAAAAGACATACTAGAAACTCACGACACAGGTTGTCCTCATGGCATCACATTTGCAATACATCAAGATAAAGATGAGTGTATTGCTTTGTTTGGTCGTTCTGGTTGGCCCGGACTAAAACCTCGATTTATTCGTTGGAATGAAAGTGTTAAAAATCAAACAACATACAAAACTGAGGAATCCTTACTTAATGCCTATGTTTGTGATGTTAAAAAAACATCGGAAGATTTTATTGTCATTCAATTATTGCCCTTTTAAGAGGGGGAAATAATCAAAAACCAACTATTTCCATTTTGGAAACAACTCAAAAATCAACAAGCCGTGCATTCTTGTAAAACTGCGAACTAGAAAATGTGTCAGTGACACTTATGTGACTTTTGGACGAATGACGCAAAGAATTTCACTCACGCTTGCCTCGCTCACAAATTGGCAGGCGTAGGGGTTTGGTCAGAAATATGAAACTTGAAAAAGGCGATTACGTGAAAGTTTTAAAAAATGGAGAATTTTTTAAAATCGTACAAATTAAAAATATTTACAGTGACTGTATCGAAACCAGCCACGGCATTTACAATCGGACCACACTTGCTAGCAGGTTGGATAAAGAGTGTCTAATCTCTGGCACGGTATCGTGGGAGGATAAAAATGGAATGGATCAACTGGACAGAAATCTGTCCTGAAACAAAATCTGAAATCATCGAAAAAATAGAAAATGATGGCTACACTTATCCACACTATGACAAGAAAAATAATGGTGTCAAGTACGTCATCTCTACACTGGACATCAAACGAGACTGTCTAAGAGTCGGAGTGTCATTTGAAGATGTGTACCCTTTGCAAACAACACTTTTTTAAAAGGAGAAAATAAATGCTAAACAAAATCGATATACCAGGAACAGCTATCACACTTGAAATCGTGGACAAGACCATCACGATCACCAATAAAATTGAATATGATATGCAGATGCATTTTAGAAATACAGATGCAGATGCTTCTCT